TAGGCTCATTTCAGTGAATGCATTATCGTTAGCATTTATTACGTTTACTAACATCTACTCAAAACCTTTACTGCACTTGTCGATCCTATTTCGTCCCCAGCAAAGATACATCGGGTGTTCGGATAAACCTATTATGTCATATTTGTTCCGACTATGACGACCAATGTATCTATGGTGGAGACGGTGGGTACCGCCCCCACGTCCAATATGCCTATTCTGTTTCGCCTCAACAATATTAGTATATTATTTATAGACTATTTCAGGAGTTTTGTCAAGTTTTATTTCTTGCTGCTTGCCGCAATGTGGGCAATATAGTTTTTTAGGCTTCCAATCATCCATTACAGCGATACTAAACCACATTTTACAAAATTTACACGTAAAATGCCAGATTTTTTCTACGTTGGCTTTCATTTTTTAGTTTGGTCGTCAATATATGCCAAAATTTCAAATGCTTCGGCTGTATTGTCAAGACTTAAACTACTCTTAATGTTTGTTTTAAGACGACCTTGGCAACGATAACCAGCACCTACTGTTTCAATAATTGTATCGCCAAATTTTCTTGATTTACTACCACTGCGCCCAAGTCTAAATTCAATTTGAATTTGACCTTCAAATTTTGGGATTGGAAGATTGTATGGATTTTCATTTAGGTAAAATAAACCAGCGCCACCAACCTGAATATAATATACTTTTTTTAAATTATAAGCTTTTGTAATAATACTAGTATCATTGAACTTTACAGTTTCATTAAGTGGGTTTAAATATCCATCCTTAACTGCATTTGTCCATGCCTGTTTAGTAACTCCAGAAATAGGAAAACGTTCTGGTATTTTACTATGCAATTCAAGCGGTTCCTGTTTGCGCATATAATCTAAAAATGCAAGAATAGCTTCTTTCTTAGACTGAATTGCATTTAAAAAATATGGTTCTGCTTCGTCATCAATTGTATCACGGTTAACAATCTCGGCAGCATCAGTTGCTGGGTTATAGCGAATGCTTGTTCCGCCCATTTGAGCATCTTTATTTTGTTTAATTTCAATATTAAATGGAGAATTATTTACTTGCAGTTCAAGATCAATTCCCACACTGCTATAACCAGCAGTGGCAAAGTTAAGATTAGTAAACTTTATACGATTTTGAAAGTGCGGCAATGTTTCTTGAACCGCTTTCACAACATGAGTTTCGTATTCTAAACCGCCAGTGCTTGCAGCCATTTCAGAAATGCTTTCTGTAATCTCTTTAATCTTCATGGTATATTATTTATAGACCTAAAGTTATAATCTGTCAAGCGTTAATTTCTTGGTAAAGTATTCATTTGACCATCTGGTCCGCTGCCGCCCCATGGTGCAACAATATTTCGATCTAGCCCAGTGTTGCCTTGTTGCAACAATTGTTGGAATACGATACGAAGTTTATCCATAAATCCACTTAATACTGCACTACCAATAAGTGTAGAAGCAAGTGCATCAATATTAACTGGAGTAACTTGACTGAGCATTTCAAGCATGCCATAAATCATCTGATCAGTAAAAAATGGCGTATTATATTTGGTTGTTCCAATGTCACCATAAAGAACCTTGTTTGCTATGCTCAGCATAGTAGCAACAAATACTTCACTATTATCTATTACTAAACCATGTTGGTTAATAGTTGCAAACTTATTTTGTCTACGATCTAACCCAATAATGTAAGCATTAGGTCCAACTACCATGACATTGCTATTAACAGCTTGTTGCAGAACTGACAGACCAATACTCTCACGCACATCAGGACTCACGGCGTTCCATTGTAAATCATAGTATGTTTCATCTGATTGTGCTGGTAACATAGTATTTGGATCATATCCATTGTCTACGAGCATTGTATTACGTGCATCAACATAGATATCCTGTGGAGTTTGTGGAATTATCTGGTCAACCAAGTTAGCAGGAACAGGTGGCAAATCGCCACTATATGCAGCAAGATAAAATCCTGCTGGATCACGGTAGTACTGACTATGTGGAAGTTTAAATCGTTCTATATTAACGCCAAGCGATTCAAGAGCAGCGGCGTTGCGTCCTTGACGCATTGCTCCTTTAATTGCATCACCATAGATGTTATCTTGTGCAACACGCTCCATATAATCACCAATTTGACCATAGCCAGTTTGTTGACCATAGTATTGAAGACCGTCTGCAAATACGTATGCTTGTACTGGATTATTTTGAACTGGTGCAAAAATATCCATTCCAAATGTGGTAACATGATGATTTTCTTTTAACAACTGTGCACAACTTGCTGCATGTGCCGCTTCGCTTGCTTGTATTGCTGCTTGAACGGTTGGGTCACTACTATTTTTAATAATGGTTAGTTGTGCTTCAATTGCAGCAATCATTGCTTTAACGGCATCATCAAGAGTATAATAAATTGTGCCATTTATATTAATGCAATCTGCTGATGCAGGTTGATCACCAACTGCAGCACTGCCAGGCACATGATAACCACCAGTTAATAAGGTTTGCAGTTGAACAATTAACCCATTTAAAGTTTGTCCAGCAGCAGTTCCCATTATAACATTGTTTGCATTGGTTATAACCGGCAATGTTTCATTGTGAACATAACCAGCAGGCGTTCCAAGAAAATCAGCCATTGTCAATTCACCAATACTGCCGCCACCGTAACCAAATGTTTGATTAAGTGTGTCAACAGCAGGTTGATACATAGGAGTTTTCATTTGACTTAGGTGATTTAAATCAAGACCAGCATCTGTCTTACTTAATGCAGTGCCAATTTGATCAAAGTTCTTAGCATCAGTAATTCCTAAACTTAAGAAATGTTGACCTAAATCTTTAAAATTCTTGCTTGGACCAGTTGCATGTAGGTCAGGAGTCATAACGCTCATATCAGTTAATTGCCCAAGATGAGAAATATGTGTTCCTAGATTAAACTTACTACTTACTGCACCAATAGCAGTTGGATCACTTATGTTGTTTAATATTTTTTGAACGGATGCATCGTGAATTGGATTATCAATGCCAGCAAGAGGTATATTATTGCGAATTAATTGCTGAGTTAAACCAGTAACATCACCCAAACCTGCGCCAACAATTTGATTAGCAACATTTGCTGGTTGTTGAAGTCTCAACATATTTTGCGTGGAAAATGTTCCAAGATTTTGTAAATTACTTGCTGCTGCTGGTATGTTGCTAGTAAGTGCACTCATACCAAAGCTAACAATGCCGTTATTGTTTACAAAGTTAGCGCCAAGACCACCTGGTCCACCTGCACCAAAAGTTAGTCCACGTGCTTCTGCTGCGGCACCAACTACGCTATTTGATATACCACTGAATGCACTTGCTAATCCTATTTGCTGAACAAATGCGTTGGCTCCACCAAATGCAGCACCTGCAACCATGTTATTAGCAACACGATTAATCATGCCATTTAGACCACCATTATAGGCAAATTGCTGTATAGCATTTGGAAGATTAAGTGGATTCTGTAAAATACCGTTGAGTGGACCTAGTACACTTCCTACTGCACCACCAAGTGCACCGTTAACAATGTTAGTAATGCCGCTTGGTAATACACCAGTTAAACTTGGCAATATGCCACTGCCAATCGAACTTAATGATTGCATTACACCACCAGTAAGTTGGTTAAGTGGTCCTGCTACTTGACCCAAAATACCACTAAGTCCGCCACCTAGTACATTGCCAATCGCACCAAATGCGCTGCCCATTGCGCCAGTTATGCCGCTTAGCCCAAGAGCACCCATTGCTCCACTTAATATTCCATTTAAACCAGCACCTAATCCGCCAAGTAGACCAGCACCAGCAATTGCTCCCAATATGCCGAGACCTGCACCAGCACAACCGCTACCGCTGCCCGCTGCGCCGCCTTTTGTATTGGCAGGTATTTCTTTACTTGCTCCGCCTCTGGTAACATTTGCAGGATCAGCGCCATGCATTGAATTTACACGATCAACATCACGTGGGCAATTGTTATTCTGTCCTAATACTGCAGCATCAATCTGATCTTGATTGCCACTTTTAAAAGCCTCAATAGTAGCACGTGGAACACGACCAACGCCATAGTTTGCAGTTATATCTGCAAGTGCTGCTTGCTGCGATGGATTTAAATTATTAAAATTATCTACACCAACAAGACCTGCTGCTTGATTAACATAACCTGGCAATTGTGCGTTCGCTAAATTTAATGCATCTGCTTGATTTATAGTCTGACCAGGTTGCACAGGACTGCCATCTAGATTATAATGGTTGCCATAACCAATTGCATAACCTGTACCATCCCAATATGGAGTAGGTCTAAAACCCTCATGTGAAGTATAAAAAGTAGATAATAAGGTTGGGTCTTTAAGTATTACATTTGTCATAGTCAACTCACATTCACATTAGGTAAATTTACCACACTCTGTTTAAACTGTGGTGGTGCCCAACCAATATTTCCCGGTACATATGTGTCTGCAACAACATTTAACAAACCAGGTATTGCTATTGGCGCACCAGTTGCTACAATCTTACGCAAACCTTTTGCTTCTTTGCGTGTTGTTATATCTTGATTTGCAGTAAAATTAACAGGATTATCTTGTAATTGTTGTAAAGGGCTGCTCTTGTTAAAATATGAAACAGCCAAATCATGCCTATCGGTTACACGAGAAACAGTACCGCCAACAAATGAGGCAGCATGATCGGCGGCAGTTGGTGGAATTAAATTTTTAACATTAGTAGCATATAGATTACTATCGCCATTTAGCGCAATTTGTTTTAAATCACTAGCATTATGTAAACCATCCATTACATAAGAGGAATCAGTACCGAATACATGTTGATTAACGTCAAAGTCAAATACTTTATAGTCAGTTCCATCAAAACTTAATGAACTACCCATTGTATAAGAATTATTAACACTATTGCCCGTTTTCTTATAGATGCTTGCTGGTAAATTAACCAATACACCCGTTACACTATCAACGATTGGTGGATGATAATTGTTGACAATAGCAACATTTGGAATAAGTCCACTTTGCGCCCATGCATATAGCGGCGTATGAATCGTGCTTAGACCAACTAATGCATTAGGATTACTTGATTGACTACTTGGTCCACCATAAAGCGACCCACTGGTATATGTTAATGCACTGTTCCAATATTGCAAGTTTGAAACATTGGCAAATGCGTTAGAACTTAAGTATAAACTTGTATTGCTTGTTATAAGTTCTACCACACCTATAGCAACATTAGGTCCACTTGCATTTGCAATTTGGAGATTAGAAATATAAAGTGTATCGCCATAATTTAATTCTGTTGCAAAGTGAGTGTTATTGCCAGTAACTACCTGACTATAGATATTTGCAGTAATATTGCCGGTTGTATAATAAACATACGCAACAGTGTTTGCTGTTATTGGGCGATACTTGAATGCAGCACCACTAATATTAATAACACTATTTGTAGTAAATGTTGCAAAGGTGTTACTTACTACTGTAGAAATATAACCAGCAAAGTTACTGTTTGCATTACCAATAACTGCACCAGGTTTTAATTGAGTAAGAAAAGTTGTGCCACTACCAAACACGTTTCCGTTAGCGGTATAGGTTGTTATTGTTCCTGTGCCTGTAGTGTAACTTCCTAGTGCCATTATGGTCCTATCAGTACATTTGATTCGTGTGGTATCATTATATGACGACAAGCATCTAATACACTCAGAAACCCAAGCGGACGGCCACCAACAATAACGCTGCGACTACCAACAACAATAGGATTTGGTGGATGAGGATGGCGTGGATCAAAACCTGGATGACCTGTTACATAATCACCGATACGACTTGCTTGTCTTCCGTTAATTAAAGTTTTTACATCACCCATCATTGCTACGCCACCAGCAGTGTTGAGACTTCCCATTTTAGTTGGAATAGGCATCGACTCTCCTTTATACAGAAGTCGCCAACGTCAGCCCTGTTGTTTTCTGCAGATACTGAGTGGCGATGTCACTTTCTGTTCTGCCAGAAAGCGCAACTGCTCTCTTATTTAACACTACTGGATCGGCAGGTGCAACACTAAAAATTGCAGGGGCTAATCCAAACCCACCATTTGGTGTGGCAATCATAACCAGTGGTTTTAAGAGTGTATAAGTGGTTGCATTTTCTTCGCTTACACGGCTGATGATTTCTTCGCCAGCAAAAGTTTTAAATGTGTATACGGTATTCTTATCAGTTTTAGAGATTAGCATTTTTTCTTTCCTGTAATTCGTTGAGTGACAGTTTACTTAGACCTGTATAACCACCTTCTACTAAAAGTTTGCTGTTGTAGTAAATCTGTGGCACAGTCTTATGTCCCTCGGCCACTAACCAATCACGAATACCCGCATCATTGATATCTACTTCTGTATATTCTTCACCCCAACTTTTAAGTAGGTGCTTTGCTCCATCGCAATATGGGCAGTTATCTTTTGTATATAATGTAATCATTCTACTTCCTTTAACATACTTGGTTTTTCTGGTCGGTCGCTGCAATAATCACATTCAGGATCGCCACAATTTTTTTCTAACCATTCATCGCAAGACTCACAATAATAAGCATCGTGTTTTTCGTTGTATTTTTTTTCAGAATTGCAAGTCTTACACTTTTTCACAGACTAAATCCATTGAATGAATTGCTATCAACATCTTGCTTAGTGCCACCAATAACATAAGATGAGATTTCAGTTTCTTGTGGAGCAACCTGAACTTCTGCACCAGCAATCCACTTTTGTGTCCATGGTAGCGGATTATTCTTGGTAGGATATGGCTGACCAAGACCAACTGCTTGCATACGCTTGTTAGCAATAAACTCAACATATTCGGCAAGCAACTGATAGTTCAAACCAATCATAGAACCATCTTTGAATAGGTATTCTGCCCATGCTTTTTCTTGCTTAACTGCATCATCGAATAACTTGATAGCATCTTCACGACACTCTACTTCAATCTTGGCATATGCTAGATCGTCTTTTGGCAAAAGTTTTAGTAGCGTTTGTGTACCAGCAAGATGCAGATTTTCATCACGAGCAATCAACTTAATAATCTTGGCATTGCCTTCCATCTTTTTCAATTCAGCAAATGCCCAGCTACATGCAAAAGACACATAAAAGCGAACACCTTCGAGAATGTTGACACTCATAAGGGCAAGCCAGAGTGCCTTCTTATGTTCATAAAGAGCATATTCGGGATGCTCTTTATCTGCAAAAAAATTATTCATAGTAATAAGTTTGTCATAGAGTGCAGTAATATCGCCAGCGCAATCAACAATTTCTTGGATGTCCATCATCTCATCAAATACTTTTGATGGATTAGCATACACATTACGAATGATGTGTGTATAACTGCGGCTATGAATAGTTTCACTAAATGTCCAAGTAGTAATCCAAGTTTCTAATTCTGGTAGAGAACAGATGGGACCAAACGCTACTGCTGGCGCACGACCTTGCACACTATCAAGTAGTATTTGCCTTTTAAGATTACTTGTAAAGATGTGTTGTTCATTGGGCGTTAAGTCTTTAAAATCCTTGGCATCACGAAGAATATCAACTTCTTCTGGTCTCCAAAAAAATCCTAATTGTTTATCGGTAAGTTTATCAAACTGCTTATACTTTAATGTATCGTAGCGTTGAATACTTACACCACCATTGGGATCAAGAAATGCTAGTGACTTAGTGTGATCACTCTTATCGTTTGCGTCAAATACTGTACTCATTTTTTACCTCTTTATGAATTATAACAAAATTATGTCAGTTGCACAAATTAAATTGTGCAACTTTCACAGTTCTCTTGGTCATCAAGGGTAGCAAATGTAACGGACAGTGGATGTTCTTGTGCCAATTTAGAAATATCAACTTCGCCTTGACCATCATAGGTATTAAAATAATACAAAGTTTTAATTCCCAGCTTATAGCAAAGTAGTAGGTGACCAATCATAACACTCATTGGAATCTTTTCATCTTCATAAAATGTTGGATTATAACTTGTGTTAGTTGAAATACTTTGGTCAATATACTTTTGCAGAATCGCAACAATCTTCAAATAACCTTCTGGTGACTTTTGGTCCCATAGAAGTTCATACTTGTTCTTTAACTTGCGGAACTCTGGCACAACTTGCTTCAACACGCCATGCTTGCTTTGCTTGACACTAATAAGACTACGTGGTGGTTCAATACCGTTTGTAGCATTAGCAACCTGTGCACTAGTTTCTGCTGGCATAAGTGCCATAAGTGTACTATTACGAATGCCGTGTTCTTTGAGGCTTGCACGAAGTGATGTCCAGTCCATACGTTCTGTATGTGGAACAAGTTCATCAACTTCACGCTTATAGGTGTCAATAGGCAGAACACCATAACCATATTTGGTTTCATTGCTCTTTGGTGCAGAACCCTTTTCAATAGCAAGTTGATTACTTGCCTTGATAAGATAATAACTCCACGCTTCTGCATACTCATCAACTAAGGCAAGCGCACGTGGGTCACTATAACTCATGTCATTCTTTGCAAGGAAGTAAGCAAAGTTAATGATACCAACACCCAATGGACGACGGTTCATTGTGCTTAACTGTGCTGCAATAACAGGATAGTTCTGATAGTCAAGCAGCGCATCAAGCCCACGAACAGCTAGGTCACACATCTTTTCAAAGTCTTTTGGTTCTTTAACATTGCCCCAATTGATTGCACTCAGTGTGCAAAGTGAAATTTCACCTTCCTCATCAAATATATGCTGTAGTGGCTTTGTTGGTAGTGCAATTTCTGCGCACAGATTGCTTTGCTTGATTACAGCTTTGCTTTCAATAAACGCACCATGTGTATTGGCATGATCAACATTCATTAAGTAAATGCGACCTGTATTCTTGCGCTCTTCCATGAACTGTGAGAATAGGTCAATTGCCTTATAAGTCTTCTTGCGAATCTTTGGATTCTTTTCTGCTTTTTCATACAGTTCTTTGAACTTATCTTGGTCTTGGAAGAAAGCATCATACAAACCTGGTACATCGCTTGGAGAGAAGCAAGTAATGTCTCCGCCGCTTAGCAGACGCTCATACATAAGTTTGTTAAATTGAACACCGTAATCCATCTGGCGAATACGGTTATCTTCGGTTCCCTTATTGTTCTTGAGAACTAACAAATCTTCAACTTCATAGTGCCATAGCGGATAATAAAGAGTAGCGGCACCGTTGCGAACGCCACCTTGTGAGCAGCTACGAACTGCTGCTTGGAACATCTTATAAAATGGAATTAAACCTGTGTGAGAGGCATCACCCTTGCGGATAGGAGAACCGATAGCACGGATAGAACCCGCCCCAATACCGATACCAGCCTTCTGTGAGACATACTTAACAATAGCACTACTTGTAGCATTGATGCTGTCTAGGCTATCACCAGTTTCAATTAACACGCAGGATGAGAATTGACGCTGTGGTGTGCGTAAACCAGCCATAATTGGCGTTGGTAACGAAATATCATGCTTAGAAATAGCATCATAATAATCACGAACATACTTCAAACGAGTTTCTTGTGGATACTTGGCAAATAGGGTTGCTGCGATAAGCGCATAAGAAACTTGTGGCGTTTCCATAATCTGTCCAGTAACACGATTCTGAACCAGATACTTGCCACGAAGCTGTTCCATTGCAACATAAGAAAGCGAACAATCACGATCATGGTCTACAAACTTATTGATAGTTTCCCACTCTTCTTCGGTATAATCGCTTAGCAAATTTTCATCATAGAAACCACTTTCTACATTCTTCTTAATAATATCAATAAGCGGAAGTGGATAATAATTGCCATAAACTTCTTTACGAAGATGATAATTTACAAGACGACCTGCAACATATTGATAGTTTGGTGCTTCTTCACTAATAAGATCAGCAGCAGCCTTGATTAGTGTTTCTTGTAGTTCACTGGTTTTAATGTTATTATAGAATTGAATTTGGCTTCGCAATTCTAATTCACTTGCGCTTACTCCACTTAAATTTTCGGTTGCCCAGAATACTACTTTATGAAGTTTTTCTATGTTTAATGGTTCCTTGCGACCATCACGCTTAATAACATTGATTGCCATCTTATCTCTCTTTCAAATTTTTAATGTTTTGTAGTTTACGCTGTTTATGAGTTCTGCCGCAGGTGGGACAGTGAGGTTATTTACAACCTCACCTAGACTATAATTGAGCGTATATAATCCGCCTTCGCATCTGACTAAATTAAGGTATTCATGATTTTCTCTATCTTTATAAACTTCAATAGTCATTGTATCACGAAACGGATAAGAAGTATAATATAAAGTATAATAAATTCCTAATGCACGACCCAATTCGCAATAATTTCCCTCACTGATAAGGGTCCAAGGATCAGGCCAGTGTCTAGAATCATCATATTCTAAGTAATTTGGAATGATTGGGCATTTAGCCCAATCCTGTGCTACAATTTGCAAATGATTGTTTGCAATACTGCGACGATATGACCGCCATTCTAAAATTTTATTATCAGAACGACCAGTAAACCAATTATAACATCTCGAAGTATCTAATAGCATAGTTGATAAGACCTGTTCCGTTAGCATCTGTAGTGTAGGTTATATCGGTGCTGCCATTATAACCAAATGTGACGCCAACGTCACCACTTTGTGTGCTACTATCATCTATACTATATAATCCACCGCTTGTCAAGGTAAATACTGCAACTCCGCTGCGAACATTGCCATTTCTTGTAATTGTGTACTGAAATTCCAATCCAAATGTTTCGCCATAATCATCTAGGTTACTCAGCAACGCTGCAGTTGTATTGTTTGCAAGTGCTTGCGTATTGCCTTTTTTATAATTGATTGTGCCAATGCGTAATCCATGTGCATAGTCCCACTCAACTGTTGTTGCTGTTTCACTTACATATGGTATACCACTATAACTGCTTGTTACTGAATATGGACGATCATAATTGTCGCCAATACTTGCGCCAGTAACTGTTGCTGAATCAAACTGCACAATTACATAAAATGGATTTGCAATACCTGTGCTTTTATTGCCAACATCTTTATAATAATTTGCCATGCTAATAAAGTTGGTTGCATTATAAATGTTTACACCACTATTATAAATTAAATCCATTACACTATTTGTAAGTGTGACACCGATAGCACTTGTTCCATTTAGATAAACGCCATGATAAAGATTTGCAAAAGAACAACTATCGATAAGCGCATTACTCATATATTGTGTTGTTGGCAAATAAATGCCTACGTGATATCCACTAAACAAACAATGAGTAATATCTATATCATTAGAATAACTTAAACTTCTGCCAAGGAATTTAACACCCGCAGTAGTTGAACCATTTATTGGATCAGTTAATATAGTTACTGTATTTGTATTAGGTCCAATAAATCTAATATTGCTGAGACTGACACTAGACGCATTATCAATAATAATACCATCATTCAAACTGCTCAATGCCATGTCAGAAATAACAATATCATTTGGTAAAGTTGCACCATTTAGACCAGCTAAGTTACTTGTTTGTTGTAAATTATCAGCGGTATACATTACCCAAGTAACATATGGATATATGTAAGGATTTGCTGTTTGTGTAATTTGAGTATTGTTATTTCCTTCTCCACGAAGTCTTGCATGACTTGGTACATTTATGCTGCCATTTACAATATAATTACCAGCAGGAAACCATAGAATTTTTCTTGAGGTTAGTGAAGTAGTGCGGCAATATAATTCATACATTGCACGATTGATTGCTTCTGTATCATCAGTAACACCATCACCTTT